GCCCTTTTTTGGGATAAGCAACATAGGCACCTGCGGCTTGAGTTTGTTCATCTGTAATTCTTTCCTTTCGGTTAGGTACAATTAAACCTTGTTGATGTGCATAATTAATAATTGCTTGCTCGGTTACAGCAACAGCACCCATGGTAGTCTGTAACAACACAGTATTATCATGGGCAAGTTCGTTGGCCAGATCCAGAAACCTTAACTTCTTATCCAGCTTGGCCAACAAGATTGTATCCTGGCGGTTATAGTCTATGAACTTTTTAAAGTCCTTGTTATATAACTGGTCCAGGGTACCTTCATAGGCTACTTTGCGTTCGTTTAGTTCGTATTCACCAATGGCATCTAGTGCATAACTGTGGCGTTCTTCATAGTTATATTTGCGATACAACTGCATATAGTCCAGGTGTACACGACCAATCAGATCAAAGGTAAACTCCTGTGATCCAAAACGCTCAAAGGGATGATGCTTGGGATACTGACCCCATAAGCAAAGTCTACGAGTGTCATCTTTGCTTAGTACCTTATTGATACGCATGGTGGTGTAGGGAATATCAAAACCTTCTGAGTTCCAACCACTCAGGATATCTGCGTCATCAATCAGGTTCAGGAATGCATCCAAGAGTTCTGCTTCAGTGCTAAACAAGAAACAATTTTCAAAGCTATCACAAATTTCTGTGGCAGTTTCTGCGCTCATTGCTCGAGGAGCAACAACTAATGTGATTAGTTTATCCAGCCAGTCGAAGTATAAACTGATGGCTGTGATGGGATTAAATGGATCGTCAGGACGACTGTATCCACGCACAGGGTCAAAGTCCACTTCAATATCGAAAAAGCAAGTCTGAAGTTTTGGACTGTCTTTACCCAGATAGTTTTCGCTCAGGCATCTAAACACTGGGTTTATGTCTGACTCCCAGGTTTTATCTTTGCCATGTATGCGAACTTCTTTCTGAAACTCTTTATAGCTCTTGGTAGTAAAACGACTTACGGTGTTACCATAAATTGTTCTGAACTTACCTTTGGGATCATTGTAATAGAACACATAGTTAGCAGGATACTCTGTATAGACACGCTCACCGTTCACACGCTCTACGACATGAATACGGTCACGATCTCTTTCCCAGAAAGCATCTACATAACTCATTAAAGAGTGCGCCCTACAGTTTCCAGAATAGTTACAAGTTCATCATGCTCGGCGTTGGTCTCACCCAGTTTAGACTTCTGAGCAATCTTAATGGCCTTCTTTAGGATGCTGGGCTTAACATCTAGTTCTTCTGCCACAGCTTTGATGGTGTCATTCAAGCCACCAGTTAGGTCTTCGATTTCGGTTAGGATGCCAATACCTTCATTTACTAGTTGGTTCAGTTTGGCCTTTTGTTCTGCATTAAACATTTTGCTACTCATACATTCTCCTTAAAGTAGATATGCATTGTAACAGATGCAAAACTAAAATACAATACATCAAGTAATTATTACTGGCCCAATGTTACCATATAATTCACTACCAGCTTCAGTAAGTTTGCGTTTTTGTCTGAGACTTTTGGTAGTCTGATCCAGACTAGCACTAATGATATCTCGGAGTTTGGGAAAGTATTGTGACAGTTCAGCCAATAACTGATCGGGTGGTTTAGGACATTGGCTGGCCTCATAATAACAGGTACGACCTATGTCAGTATAATACTTTGGGTCTACACCATAACGACTAGCATTAAATGGGCATACACCACTCACTAATAAACAAACATCAGCCAGTTTTTGTAAATTGGCCATGTTGGCTGTATGTTGTTGTTTCAGGGTCATATAGGTTATGGCCACAGGCTCTGTATAGTTTAGATCGGGTTTATCAAAATAGTGAGCTATAAGATTTACTATATAGGCTTCTAGGTTAGTATGAATGTTTAAATGTAAACGATGTTCTGTTTGTGTAACTAGCTCATATACTTCTTTACGATATATTTCAAAGTTTGTCATGAACTTTACCATTAAATGTAATCATATTTACTCTTTTTCATACATTACGGTGGTAGTATCACCAAGGAACCATTTGGGATTTCGTTCTACAACATATTTTTTAGTACAGACTTTGAAGTCAGGAAACTTCATATCAACAGGATTACTTGCAGCATCATAAAACAAACAACGATTGTTTGGTTGAGCTGCATACTGTCCATTATCTAGCTCGATAAAATTAAAGCTCTTATGATCCTCGGGCCATTCAGCATAACTAGTATCTATAATGTTTAAATCTGGTGCTGAGTGGTCTACAGTAAACAAATAATTACCATTATAAAATTTTTTATCTTTGGCATAAAATTTGCAACTAAGGTTTCTTAAAAATGCTTTTTGTATTACTGTGAAATCATAACTGAAACAGTCCCAGATTTGCAGGACATCTAGATCTAAAAACGGACCTAGATTATCAGTTCTACTTACAAACGCATGTAATGGTAACTTATCATACAACGCACCGTACTGTGGTAGATATGCTTCAATACGAAACGCCTGACTACGCAGACTTTTTACTGTAACCCAGATACAGGGCTCGTATTCGCCTTGCCCCTTTTTAAAATCATATAAAAATTCTTTTCGAACCCAACCATGAATAGGGGGTACATTTGCTGTTAAATGCGCCATAATGTATGGACAACAATATTACATTGAATCGTCTTCACCACCCTGGGCATATTCATTGAGTTCTTCAACTAGATCAGAAATGCTAGTATTAAAACGATCAATGTAACCATAGCCGCCTAATGATGTCTTGATATGTGCAAAGGTATAAGCCTCCATGTTACGATACATACTAGGTACATGGTGTTTTACGATTTGTTCTATCTCACCAAGATCCTGTACCATATGATCCAGGTGTTGATTAATTTTTGCAGCGACATCAGCAGCATCTTCAGCACTCATGTCAAAGTTACCAGACATACCTTCAGCCATGGTTACTACATCAGTACCAGGTACCAAGTCTTCATAGTCAGCCATGGTTAATGTCTTACCTGGCTCTGAACCCTGAGCAATCAACTTCTCTGTTAAGTCATGTAGGTCCATGTCAGTCTTAGCATCTTCACGGGCATACTCCAACAAACGAATTAACAGTGGTATATCCAATGTAACTTTGTCTGATGGGTTGATGCCTTCGTCATAGGTATGATGATTAGTACCAATACCAACGCCAAGTGTTTGACTAAAGTCTGCACGACCTGATCCTTTTAGTCTTTCAGGACCTTCAGCTACAGCAGTTTTTAACAGAGGATTAAGTTTTACTGCTGTTTGAGGATTGCTGGCAATTTTGTTAATTACATCCGCCAGTTTCATCTGAGTTGGTTTATCGCCCTGAGCTAATTTTTTAGGATCGATACCAGTAGGTTGTAATGCAGTTTTAGCTGTAACAGCAGCCTTGGCAGCAGCAGCTTTTTCTTCTGGACTTTGTGGTGGTGTCTGACCTGGTACTACAGGCTTTGTACCTGCAATAGGAGGTACTACAGCTTCAAATTGTTCCCACTCAGATTCTAATTTTGTATTAAGTGTTGGATCAACACTCTCATCACTGCCCACTAACTTCCCTTTAAAGGGTGCTTTGTCAGTACCCATGGCTGTATCGGGTCTGTGTTCAGCTCTGGCTGACTTATATGGTGATGTAAGTCTGGCTTCTGTTTCTAAGAATTTTTTAATATCAAACATTGAGTTTCCTTTTACCAGGCTCTGCAAGACCAATATCTTGCCTTGGTGCGAGGGCCTGGATTCTCGCAATTATGTCTGGCTCTAAAATTTCTACGGCGTGCTGGATTAGACTTTTTAATACTCATGGTCTTCTGTCCGGCATTCTTGGCACTAGTACCACCATGGCCGAAGTTTACCTTCTTAACATTACCAGTCTTAGGATCCTTTACATAGACCTTAAACTTTTTAACATCGCCTCTCATGGGCTTGCCTAGTGGTACTTTATGTCCCTGGTACTCTGCTTCGGTTAAAGTAAATGCCAGGCTTAATGCTTCTACGATCTCTGGGGTAGCTGCTAATACAATGTTACCATTTACTGATTCTAAAACATAGGTGTCTATGAGGGTACCATCTTCTAACTGAATGTCAAAGTTATCACCAGCTCTGACAGTATCTTCACTTATGATATCATTGATTTTCATGTTACTTTTGTTCTTTCTTTTTAATACGGCGTTGAACAGGAGAGCCTGGACCGCCATTTAAAAATCCATTACCACCGCCCATGCTAGAAGCAACACTACCTGAACTGGTACCACCATCTTCAGCAACAGTTAATTTGTTACCGCTGATTCTTTCATATTCTAAATAGTTTCTGACACTATCTAAATAATCAGCTGCCTTGGTAATCTTGGCCTGTACCCAGCCTTCTAGGTTGGAAGTGTCAGGAATAGTTTTAAGTAAATTGTGTAGATCAATAGCTGCTTTTGCAGCCTTGTAGCAATCTGCACGAGCCATTTGTACTTCATGATCGGCGTGCATTTGCTCGGCCTTCATGCCTATGGCTGCATCATTCTCAATGTGAAATTCGTTTAGTTTCATAGTATCCTCGTAACTATATCTGGTATTTATGGCTTCAGGAAAGAACCGTCTGTGTTTAATTCTAGTGGTTCTGAATTGAATGTGGGGTTTTTTATAACGAAAATCTCTGGATTTTCTGTAACGATGTTAATTTTGTGCGAACCAGGTTCTAGTCTGAGCTCACACATCTCTCTGACAAAGCATTCTGAATTGTTCCAGCTGTAATTGCGCTCTACTAGTAGGTCTTCATCAACATACAATCTGTATTGAGGTTTGTTACTGATATCAGTGCAGTACAAATCGATCCTGAGTATGTCAATGTCCATGTTACTAAATTGAGTATTTTTTACGATATACTTCAGTTACTAGATCAGCATAATGCTGCTTGAGCCAACTAGCTGCTGTTTCTTTACTCATGCCAGTTTTAACAGTAACACCCTTGGCGTTCAGAACTTCGTAGGTTGTTTCTACGCTGTCGTCAGCCCTGGTTTTTGTTACTTTGCGAATCTTGGGCTTGTCTTCGCTTAGAAAATCTGATATGAACATGTTATATCCCTCTTAAGGATATTTAGCTGAATTATAGGTTTTCTAAAAGCCAGAAATAAAACGGGCTCTTTAATTTCATTCGAAATGTACCGTTCCAACTTAGAAAAGTGTGTCCAGGTATTTCCGAAACTAATCCAGTGCCCATATTTACTGGGGTATCTATGTAATATTGTGAATTTTGTCTAAGTAAATTTTCTAAATCAATCTCATCAATACTTAAACTTATTATTTCGCAGTTCAAATCATCTACAATAGTTCCATCCTTTAATACTGTATCACGATTTGTTTCTTTGTTTACTAGTTTAACAAAGACTTCATGCTCACCTTCTTCTAATTCAACATCAAAACTAATAATTGCAAACCCAGTCTCATCAGGTCTTACTTCTTGTTCTACATAGTTTTTATCATTAACTCCACATATAATTAATGGAGCTTTGTTTTTAGATTTTAGTATACTGGGTTTAAGTTTGAAGATAAATTTTAGTTTTTCTATATTATCCATTTGCTTTCCTGGCAGCTTGTTCAGCCTCTGCTGCAAGTTTGTTATGATGTTCGGCAGCTTCGGCACCTCTGAATGTATAGGTACCCTGATGATCCAGAATTATGTCTTTATGTACCCAGACCTTGTTGCCTAGCTTACGCCAACGATAACAGAATGTCCAGTCCTCGGACAAGTAGTTTTTGTCAGAGTCGATACTACAATCAAACAACGCATACATATTGGGTTCGTATTCTTTACCCACCCTAATGTTATCATTGTATTTGGTTTCAGGATAGGCCTTAACCATGGATTCAATGCACTGGCGTTTGATCATCATAAAACCGGTGCCAGCAGTACTAACTTCTTCTAGTTGACCCTCTTTAACACTATTGGGAATAGCATTAATTACAAACTTTGGTGGAACACATTTCATAGGATACAATCCACATACAACATCTTTGTTAGTCTCTAACATTTTAAAAATGTATTCGGGTTGCCAACGAATGTCAGCATCAATAAACATCAGATGTGTTGCTTGTGGGTTACTTAAAAACTTTGCTACTAGGTTATTACGGCCTCGGGGAATTAAACTTTCGTTCACCATGGTATCCACAGTCCATTCCAATCCAGCACGAGCTGCTAAAGTAGTAAACCTAAGTAGACTCATAAAACAGCTTTCGTAGATAAGTCCACCATAACAAGGCAGAGCAAAGTAGACATGTGGTCTTAACACAGGCTTTGCTGCTGGTGGTGTCTGAACTGCTGGTGTTACTATGGGTGCAATGGTTGCTGTTTGTTTTTTCTTAAAAGTATTTTCAAACTTAAGGTTATCAGTCATGTGTCACTTCAACAATAATAGAGGGGTCATTAATAAGTTCAGCTACCAGAACTTCTAGATTTTCATTTAAACTAGATGTATCAATATCACTATCAGCATCAGATGTTTTAACCAATTTGCACAGGCTAATGGTAAGTGTTTTTTGCACGATTTGGGCCATAATAATTTCCTTTAAATTATTTATTGGTAAAGTGCAGTTGATTTATTTTTCCCACTAAATTTGATTTAAGTGATAACCGCATCCAGGTATAATCTGCTTCTGTTTTAATATAAATTTTATGATTGGTCCAGATATTGGGGTGATGATTCGTTCTGGTCATTTTGTGTATAAATGCATCAGTAGCCTTTGCGCCCAGATTGTTGATTAAAGTTAAAATAATTTTTTTATCTTCCTCAGTATATACGCCAGGTTTAAATGTAACACAATAGGCATAATCTATGGATTTGGATCGTATAACCATGTTGGACTTCAGGGCTTGGTATTCAGACTCATTACTAGGGCCACATATTTCCTTGATCTCCAGAGACTTTGGAATTTTCATAGCGAATGATTTTAAATCGTCTTCATTATCAAAATAAAATGTAAGTCTGGGCTCTTCAACACGAAGTTCAATTTTGTTTTGTTCCAGAAACTCAGTATATACCTTATACAGAGCCATCATAACCTTAGGCCGTATTGTCTTACCCATAAAGGAAAAGCGATTCATATTTGCCAGATACTCTGATAGTAGTCCAAAAGTTTCCAGGTACTGCTTATCTTTGAGTACAGCACCACCCCTGGCTATGATTACAATTTTATGAGTAAAACGGCCTAGGACCATTTTATGCATCTTTTTAATAGTCAGATAGGGTTTAAATTTGAACCAAAATTTCTGATCCATGGGAAGTTTCCTTTGCAGTAGTAGAAAGTATTACATTAAACATGAATTTGTCAGTATAGTCAACTTCCACAACGCTATGGCCTGGAATTTTCTCAAACAAAATCTTTTTACTCAGTGGTACTTTAATTTCTGAGTCTATGGTACGAGCCAGCGGCCTAGCACCCATCTTCTTATCGTAGCCTTTGGTAGCTATGGCGTCTATGCACTTTTCAGTGCATCTGAGTATGATGCCTTTCTGACTTAGCATCTCATTGAGTTCAGCAATAAACTTGTTAACAATGCGCTTAACAAATATCATATCCAGACTCTTGAACTTAACAACTCCATCCAGACGATTACGGAATTCTGGTTTGAAGAACTCTTTGACAGCTTTGTCATCTTCGCCCTTGCGAGTAAGATCACCAAAGCCTATGGTGTTTCTTTCAGACTCAGTAGCACCCAGGTTACTAGTAAGGATTACTATGGTATTACGGGCACTAACCTTTTTACCGTTAGAACTAGTAACTGTGCCCTCGTCCATGAGCTGTAGCAATACATTGCTTACATCAGGATGAGCTTTCTCAATCTCGTCAAACAATATGATGCTGTGTGGATTCTTTTCAATGTCTGAGACTAATAGTCCACCGCCCAGGTTACCATCCTCGTAACCCACATATCCAGGTGGCGCACCTATGAGCTTGGCTATGGCATGTCGTTCCTGATACTCTGACATATCATAACGAATTAGTTTCATTTGCAGGTTTTCCGACAACAATTTAGCAAGCTCTGTCTTACCCACACCAGTTGGTCCCAGGAACAAGAAGTTACCTATGGGCTTATTAATGGCCTTTAGTCCAGCTTTAGCAATGTAAATCTTCTCTAGTACCTGAGTAATGGCTTCATCCTGTCCGTACAGTTTCTGTTTGATGTTTTCTTCCAGGTTAACTGTGATGGCTTCAGACTCGTTGGTAAGGTTCTCTAGTGGAATCTTAGCAGTCTTGCTGACTACTTCTAGGATATGCTGTCGTTTAATTACAAAGTTTGGCTCAATGATCTTGGCCTTGGCACAGGCCATGTCAATGAGGTCAATGGCCTTGTCAGGTAGCTTCTTGTCAGTAATATACCTTACGCTATAGTCCACTGCTGCATTAATAGCTTTAAGATGGATCTTGCCGCCATGGAACTTCTCATAGATGGGTTTTAGTCTGGTCAGGATTTGTTTAGTAACATCCGGAGTAGGCTCGTCCACGGTTAAACGATAAAAACGACGCATTAGTGCCCGGTCCTTTTCAAAACTCTGAGTATATTCTTCCCAGGTTGTGCTGGCTACAACCTTAAGGCCACCTTTGGCCAGAGCTGGCTTTAACATATTGGCTAAATCTACTCCGCCACCACTTCCTCCACTGCCAGCACCATGCATCTGATGTGCTTCGTCAATGAACAGAATACAATTACCTTTGGTTTGTAGGGCTTTGATGGTATCTTTGAGTTTTTCTTCAAATTCGCCACGATATTTGCTGCCAGCCAACATACTACCCACATCTAAGTTATATACAGTATGATCCTGCAGATGTGGTGGAACATTACCTTCCACAATGTTTAAAGCAAGGCCTTCCACAATGGCCGTCTTACCTACACCTGGATCACCCACGAGCAATACATTGGATTTTTGTTTACGAGCTAATACTTGTATGATTTCAGTAAGCTCTACATCACGACCAATTACGGGGTCAATCTTTTCTGCTTTGGCTTGTTCGTTAAGGTTAGTGCAATGTTCTTCCAGAATCAAATCAGCTTTGTTGTCGCTCATGCTGCTAGCGGCCTGCGAATAATTATCATTAAAGAACTGCACTAGTTCTTTCTTGTCAATGTTGTATTTCTGAATAAAGTAACTAGCATGGCTTTTGTCTTCAATGCTAATACTCAGAAACAAATCAATGGGCAATACATGATTGCGCCCACTAAACAATACCTGCGTCAGAGCCCTGTTAAAAATTCTCTCTAGGCTATTTGTGCGCTTGGGCTGATAGGTTTTCTTGTGTGAATGTTTAGGTATGGTAAGCAGATACTCTGCTAGATCCTTTTCCAATCCTTCTACATCAGTACCATAATCCAATAAAAGTGCTCTGAAACTTTTTTGATTTACTAGGCTTAGAAGTACATGCTCTAGCATTACATATTCATGTTCATACTTAACTGCTAACTCTACTGCGTGGTTGATCACAGCTTCCATGTCAGCGTTATATTGGATCATGATGTTTCCTTAGTTATAAAAATATTTATTGACTTGACTTGCGGGATTCTAATACCTGACAAAAGGCTGTGATATCAGCATCGGTATCCAGTTTAGGGATTTCAATTTTAACATCCAGATACAAATCTTCTCTTTGACCTCTGGGTGTCATTAGGCCCTGTCCACGCAAACATATTACACTCTTGTCCTGCAATCCTGGTGGTAATCTGACTTCCAGAGTTTTTCCGTCAAAATTATCAATCTCAATTTTAGCACCAGTTAGTGCTTCTGTCAAAGGTACCAGAACCTTTTTGTACAATTTATTATTAGTAATGGTGTAATTATCTGGTAGTCCTATATGGGCTTCAACCAAAAGATCACCTGGTCTGGCCTGGGGATGAGTGTCGTCACCATAACCAGCGTATCTGACCCTGTACATCTGTTGGATACCAGCCGGAATTACAATTTCTACGGTATGATTAGTTCCCTTGCTGGTTTTGTACTGAATGGTTTTCTTTTGTTCTGCCAGAGTGCTAGACAAGGGTATTTCTACAGCTACTCTGATGTCTGAGTTGCGCTGTGGTTGTTGACGGCCACGCCCAAAGATCTCATTGATGTCTATGTGTGGGCCACCATTAAAGTTAAATCCAAAACCAAAAGGATCCGGGCCCATGCCTTCAAATGGATTACGCCCAGTGCCACCAAACTGCGAGAATTGTCTGGGTCCAGCATCATACTCAGCTCGCTTATTGGGATCACTCAGAGTGTCGTATGCAGTTTGAATTTCCTGAAATTTTGCTGTATCACCGCCCTTGTCAGGATGGTTCTGACTGGCCAGTTTACGATAGGCCTTTTTAATCTCATCCTGAGATGCAGTTTTACTTATGCCTAAAATGTCATAGTAACTCATAGATCAATTATAGATGAAAATGCCGGCAGAGTCAAACTTGCCGGCATCAGACTGCTAATTAATTTTAGCGTTCTGGTTCTGGTGCTGGTCTGGGTGTAGGAGCAGGACTGGGAGCAGGTGATGCTGCGCCTGCAATTTTTTCCTGTGTACGACCAAATGCTGCAATACCTAAAACTGCACCCATTGCAATATGGAATAATCCAGCGCCCTGAAGTGTTAATGGGTTCCATTGTGTAATGGGCATTTTCATGTAGGCCTGTAGGGCGCTCCATAAAACTGGAAATACAGCCATATCTAACAAACAGATTAACATGTACAACCATCCCATGGCTGGACGCCATAAATTTTGCATCCAGTTACTATCTTTTTTTGGTTCAGTTTCTGTTGACATTTTCATTGCTCCTTTTTATTATTTATTATAGAAGCACAGGAATCCAGAGCCAGATACCCTGACTCATTAGCAATGTTCCTAGTCCTGCAACAACAAAACTTCCCCAGAACAGAGCCATACTAACTGCTAAAATACTAGCTGACAACAGCACAATGCTTAACTGGAACGCTGTGCTAGCATAGCTAGTCCAGGGTGATTTAACTTTAGCTGCGTCACGGTCTGCCTCTAGCTTCTTAGCTTTGACCATGAGATCCTTCTTACCATCGCCAGGTTCGTTTTCGTAACGATCAATCTTGGCACTTAGTTCAGCAGCTCGTTTTTTATCACCCGCTCTGAGGGCGTCATCACGAGCATACTCTGCCATGGTCTGTTTCATGCTCTTGGCCTGGTAAAATGCCCAGGTGTCGTTGGCCTTGATGGTATTGTTTAAAATAAGACTGCTGTAGCTATTACCAAAGTAAGTATTAACAGCCAATAGCAATGCGAATATGTTAATAACCATACCTGCTTTGTCTTTGATCTTGGCTTCACGCTCAGAACGGGAACCCACTGGGGGCTTTGGTGCGTTAGGATCCTTGGGTGTTTTGTTTACTAAATTCAATACTGAATCAATCAATGCCATAATTTATTCGTCCTTTTTCTTTTTAGGGCTCACAATCTGCCATAAGGCATACACTAATAATACTGCTATGACTACAACAATACCAATCTCAGTATTAGTATGTTCACCATCAAATGGATCTATGGTGGCTACTTCTTTCACTGTATGGTTTTCTAC